CCGGACAACTGAAGAAGATCCGTGTTTTGCACGCTTCAAACTTCTTAAATGAGACGGCTTCGTCTTTCAAATTCGCACCAAAAACTGCGTGCAACCGAATACCTCCTCTAAGAGTCTCTAGCCATTCAGCAATGCGTTTTTCAACCGCCGGTGTGAACTTGACGCCTTCTGGCCAGCGTTCATCGTTGAGGTCAACGAGAAATGCCTTTTTAGTGCGATAATATGGAAACCCCATGCTAGTGCTACGTTTTATAGAGTCTACATAAGCCATTCCAGGAACACCATTGACAGCAGCATCAAGGCAACAAGGTGAAATTAAATCAACTTCGTTAGAGGGCAAGTTTTTAAGAATGTGCTTCACCCAAACATCACCAATCCGCTGTAACAACAACTCATCCATGTGCTTAACAGGTTTCAAAAATTCTTTTAAACCGGCCTGCTGAGCACGCCATGAATCCATGACAGGTGGGCGTAATCTTCTCTCTAACCCAATACCGCAAAGTGTTCGTCCATAAATCTGCGAAGCTAGTTCGCTATCGAACACATTGGGTTTGGGTCTACAGCGAAACACCTTCAACTCACCGTGATACATCAAGTTTCCTTCATCATGAAAATCAATATACGATTTGGGCCCTTTATAAACTTCAATGTCACCAATAGGCACCTTACCAACCTGAACCTTCATATCACACGCAAAATGTTTAAAATCTTCGTATGAGAACTTAGCTGCATAGGTTGTGTTTGGAGAATCGAGGATAACGTGGTAACCAACAATTACAGGGCCATAACCCGTCAGAGCAATTAGCGGCGCACCACAATCTCCCACCTCAGTGCTAACCAAGCATGTTCCCTTAAACACTTCCATGTCAAAATAATGTCCTGATATTGTTCTGGAAAGATGTTGTTTCTTGATCCCAAGGACTTCAATCTTTTTGACAGACCCATCCAATCGTTTGATTGTATAGAATCCATCGTAAACACCGTTATATGAAGCCCGCACGAAGTTGCGCGAGATATCATTAAACAATGCTGGAAGATTGCGAGTTCTCACAACCGCTATATCACGATCCAGTATGCGCTCAATTTGTGATTGCTTCAGAACGAACTCAACCTTTGGAGATACTAAATGGTTCCTACCAAGGTACACTATAAACCGACAATCTCCATTGCTTGGTAGCGAATGGGAGTTCGTAACAAAATGCTCGTTGGACAGAACTACTAAGTTGCCTGTGTATTTCCAAGCTGGAATTGTGACA